GTATTCATCTGTTGGAATTGTGGAAGCATATTCCAACAGATATTTATACACGCATCGATGACCGTTAAGGGTACCTTTGGAGTACTTAAGTTCCTCCAACTTTGCCAGAACCTCATTTATTAGTTCCGGCAATTTAAACTCTTTCATAACATAACCTCCTTCGAAAGGATGACTATATTATGACACGCATTTATGAGAAAGGAATGTCGAAATGATAGGAAATACGCAGAAATCTGGTGATGGAAAGAAAAAACTATCCATATCCAATCAATCATCATTACCTTTTCCGCCATTTCCACCGCCACAGCGTATTTTCAATGTAGCCGGAACAACTCCTGCACGCAATGTAGGAGAGGTCTCTTTTTCCCACGTGTCTTTGCAGAATGTTCCGTGCAGAATCCTGCTGATTCCACCACAAACGGTTGATTATTGCCGCCTGTTCCGTATGATGCGGAGATTGTTTCGGCAACATCAACAGGACCTTTAAAACGAGTGTCCTGCCCATGATTTGAGAATACTAAGCTTGTGCCTGCCGTTCCAGAGCAATTTTCAGCACTTCGGGAAGCTGCTTGCCACGCTCGGAAGCTCTCCGCAGAATACCCAGACAAGCCCTCGGACTCAAATAATATTTGGGATGCACATCCCCCGTCAAAATCTGCGACAAGGTAGATACGCACTCTTCGTTGGGGCGTATACCAGTATTGAGCATCGAATGTTCTGTAGGCGACAGAGTAATTATTTCCCAGTATTTCGCCTGATTTCGTCCACTTCTCAGGTTTAGGGACAGATACATCTGGTTCTTTGATTTTGCAGAATTCTTCGAGGACGGTTCTGAAATCCTCTCCGCTGTTCGAGGAGAAAGCACCTCCAACGTTCTCCCACACTGCAAATCTCGGATATTTTCCATTGGTTGCACACCTCATTTCTTTTATGATTCTGATAGCCTGAAAGAAAAGTCCGGAACGCTCTGCGTTCAATCCAGCTCTTTTCCCAGCGACTGACAAATCGGTGCAGGGCGAGCCGAATGTGATAATGTCCACAGGCTTGATTTCTGCACCATTGATTTGATTGATGTCGCCCAGGTGTTTTATAAACGGCAGTCGCTTTGTTGTTACTCTGATTGGAAACGGCTCAATTTCTGAACAACTGACGGGCTTAATTCCAGCCAGCATTGCAGCAACAGGAAATGCTCCTGAGCCGTCAAAGAGAGAACAGAGTGTAAGTTGTTTACTCATTTGAAACTACCTCCACGTCCTTATACTCAATCCTCTGACCGTCACGAATTAAATACACATCATCGGAGTTGCCCTCATTAAGCTGAATGTACCTTTTGACCGCAACATCTACAAATTTCGGTTCAAGCTCCACGCCGTAACAGATACGGTCAAGCTGTTCACAAGCAATCAATGTTGATGCGCTGCCAAGAAAACCGTCAAGAACAAGTCCGTTGCTCTGCGTACACTGCTGAATCAGATATGCGATAAGTGGAACAGGCTTACTTGACGGATGACCGCAGCCGTCCTCTTTGCTGTTCTTGATACGGTCGAACTCAAAGACTGTTTTCTGCTTCTGATCACCATACCAGATATGCTTGCCGTCCTTACGCCAGCCCCAGATAATCGGTTCGTGAATATATTTCCAATCGGTTCGGGTGAGAACAAGCCTGTCTTTCTTCCATACCAATCCTGCACCGACCTTAAAGCCTGCATCCTCGTAGGCATCGTGAAATACACGGGCTTTTGATGTGGCATAAAACACATAAATACTTGCGTCCTTTGCCATGGAGTCCTTGAAACGTTCAAAGGCAGATTTCAGGAACTCATAGCCCTTTTCATCGTTGAGGTCGTCGTTCTTGATTTTACCCGATGTGCTTTCGAGATTCACCAGGTACGGCGGATCGGTGCAGACAAGGTTCACCTTGGTATCACCGAGCAGAGCCGCATATGTTTCCGGCAGAGTAGAGTCACCGCAGATAACGGTATGTCTGCCAAGATGCCATATATCGCCGGATTTAGAAAAGCAGGGCTTTTCCAGTTCTGCATCAACATCAAAATCGTCCTGCTTTGCATCTTCGTCCGATGCAAATAAATCCGCCAGTTCCTTTTCATCGAAGCCGGTAAGACCGAGGTCGAAGTCCTCTGCCTGCAATTCGGATAATTCCACAGCAAGCATTTCATCGTCCCAGCCTGCATTCAACGAAAGCTTATTATCGGCAAGGATATATGCGCGACGCTGTGTTTCAGTCAGATGGCTTTCCTTGATACAAGGAACTTTCTTTAAGCCGAGTTTCTGAGCACCATAAAATCTGCCATGCCCACAGAGGATTGTATTATCTTCTGCGATGATAATCGGTGAAAGAAATCCGAACTCCTTGATTGAAGCCGCTATCTGTGCTATCTGTGACTCTGAGTGTGTTCTTGCATTTCGTGCGTAGGGAATCAATGTATCAATATCAGCAATAAAATACTGTGTTTCTTTATTTTCCATTTCAGTTGCCCCTCCTTCTCATTATTTTCATCATACCTCTGCGAGCAGCATCAATCTGTCCGGCTTTCGCCTGACCTTTGATGGTGTTATACTGCTGTTTGGTCATGAGTGGTCTGTTGTTGTTGAGTTCTCTCCAAAAATTATGATTTGGTTTCATGTACTTTTCTCACTTTCTGCTTCTGAGCAACTGTTCCATCATATCAACTTCGCCTGAGAGTGTAACTTCTTCTGAACAGTTCTCACGGACAATCTGGTAAATCTGCGCCCATATCTGCTGAGCCTGTTTCATAAAGCTCTGACTCATTGCAACAAACGGACTTTGTATCGGAGATGTGGGACATGTGGGATGCTTTCCCAGCAATCCGTAAGAACTGATAGCCTCCTCACACTGAATCCAACGAGCCACTGACATAGCGTACTGTTCAATCACCGCAGGAGAAACAAGTCGCTCACACTTGAAGCCTTTCAGCCACAACCATGTATCCTTGTAGATTTTATCAGCACCCAGTGGTTTTCCGTTCTTCTGATTTGCAGAAAGGATTTCACTTGGCTTTGGCATATCTTCACCGAGAAGGTCAGGCAAATCATCAGGAATCTTAATTTGTGTTAATGCTCTGCCACCCGGATTTCCGGAAGCAATTTTTTCTGAAAGAGCTTTTTTAGGTCGCCCTGCACCTGGTCTTGCACCACCTCGATTTGTGCCATCTCTCGCCATGTTTTCACCTCCTGCAAAATTCAAACAAAAAATCAATCGGGCATAAAAATATCCCGATTGTGACATCGGGATTGTAAATAATATTGGGAATCTTTGAATTAGGGCATATACCCCCTTAGTTTTCGCTTGTTGAGTGCGTAACGGGGCGCACCGGTCAATTTTTTAATCAACTGTAGAGATTTTTATACCCCCGGCGGGTCAGTACCTATATTCAGGCGTTTTATCCTCCGTCCACGTCTTTTTGTCGTGACACTTCTTACAGAGCGACTGATAATTATTCTCGTCCCACATGAGTTTCTCATCACCACGATGTGGCTGTATATGGTCAACCACAGTTGCTTCAACATATCGTCCTTCCTGCATACACTTCACACACAGTGGATGCTTGCGGAGGTATGCATCACGAACTTTTCTCCAGCGGTAGTTGTAACCTCGCTTATCCGATGAAGGTCTGTCGGGATGGAGTGGCTGATGCTCTTCACAGTACTTGCAGTTGGTGAGGTTAGGACAGCCGGGGTGATTGCATGGGTGTTTCGGTTTGGTTGGCATGTTTACCTCCACATAAGAAAAGCCGCTACAGATTTCTCTGCAACGGTTTTCTATTCAGTTTTCTATGATATTATTATAGCACATGGCAAACAAAATTTCGTCCACCATATTACCTCATCATTTTCCGTAGAGAAGAAGGGCAAGGTGCTGTACAGCACGATTCTTCTTGTTGTACGCAGTAGAACGTTCAACGTGTAACTGGTCGCAGATGTTGTATACTGCGTCAATCTGTTTTGTTTCTTCCTCCAAATAGAACTGTTCCAGAACAAAGCGTTCCTCACTGTTGAGTGTTTTCCATGCAGGCTGAAACCACTCCATGTATTCTTTTGCCTGACGATAACGCTTACGTAGAACATCAATCTCATCAATAGCAACTGCCATGCGGATTTCGCCAGACTGCGGGTTATGTGTACAGCTCGGCATATCCGAAAACGCAGGACTGCCGATTGTAGTCAGGTCGTCATGGATATTTGCAATCTCCTCGTCTGTGTGTTCGATGATGTACTCCATGCTTTTGTAGTCTTTGAGGGCATTGATTGCTGCACCTCTCTTATCAAGATACTGCCAGATAATATTCATAATCTACCTCCGAATTATATTTTTCCACTCGGATTGTCATAGATTGTCTTGGTTTGTCATTGATTGTCATATTTTTTCAAATTCAGCTTTCACCGCATCAATCAATGCGGTCTGGGTCTGTTCTTTTTGTTGCAGAGCCGTCATAATCTGACGATCGATTGTTCCGGTTGCGATGATGTGGTGAATGACCACGGTTTCTGATTTCTGACCCTGTCTCCAGAGACGGGCGTTGGTCTGCTGATACAGTTCCAGCGACCATGTCAGTCCGAACCATATCAGTGTTGAACCGCCTGCCTGTAAGTTCAGACCGTGTCCCGCAGAAGCCGGGTGTATAAGTGCAACGGGGAGCTTTCCGCTGTTCCAACGCTTTATACTGTCGGGCTTATCCATGGTGGAGAAGGGGACATGCAGTTTTTTCAGCCGTTCCGATATTCTCTCAAGGTCGTGCTTGAACCAGTAGGCTACAAGAACCGGCTTTCCGTTGGCAGCTTCGATTAAGTCTTCCAGTGCATCAAGTTTTCTGTCGTGTATGGGAAGGACTTTCTTGTCGTCATCGTAAATCGCACCGTTTGCCATTTGCGACAATTTGTTGCTGAGACTTGCCGCATTCGATGCTGTAATCTCACCGTTATCCAGTTCAAGCACAAGGTCACGTTTAAGCTCATCATAGTGACTTTTCTCTTTGTCGGATAGCTTCACTGGATATTCTGAGATAATCAGCTCCGGCATTTGCAGGTGGTCGGTGGATTTCATGGAAATGGTTATGTCGGAAATCTTCTCGTAAATCTGCTCCTCCGCATCAGGGAGTAGCTTATACGAATACACAATCATGCCGTTTCGCTTATCCGGCTGAAAGTATGTATTCCGGTACTGCCCGATAAATCTGCCAAGACGCTCTCCCATATCAAGGAGACGGAACTCTGCCCACAAATCCATAAGACCGTTACTGCTCGGTGTTCCTGTCAGACCGATGATGCGTTTCACCTTTGGTCGCATCTTCATGAGAGCCTTGAAGCGTTTGGTCTGGTGATTCTTGAAACTCGAAAGTTCATCAATGACAAGCATATCGAAATCAAAGGTCACTCCGCTGTCCTCAATCAGCCACTGGATATTCTCACGGTTGATGATGTAGATGTCGGCTTTCGATTTCAGTGCGGATATTCTCTCCGCTTCTGTTCCTACAGCAACCGCAAAGGTCAGCCCTTTCAGATGCTCCCACTTTTCAATCTCTGTAGGCCATGTATCTCTCGCCACCCTCAGGGGTGCGATGATTAACGGCTTGTGGATTTCAAAGCTGTCATACATCAAGTTCTGAATGGCGGTGAGTGTAGTGACTGTTTTTCCCAAGCCCATATCGAGGAGGAGTGCGGAGATTTCATGCTGCTCAATG